CGGTTTACACGCCAAGGCCGTGCATACACTCCAACCAAAACTCGTGACTACGAAAAAGTGGTTGCTGATGCTGCAAGACAAGCAATGGGAAGCAGCAAAGCCTTGGAAACGCCTGTAAGCCTATTTGTACACGTTACCTTTGCCGTGCCACCAAGTTACTCGAAAAAACGCAGGGAAGCGTGTTTAAATGGCGTTGAGAGGCATACAAAGAAGCCTGACTGCACGAATCTCGCCAAAGGGATAGAGGATGCAATGAACGGCATCGTTTACCGCGATGACTCACAGATTACAAGTTTGCACGTGACAAAGGTATGGGGCACTGAAAGTCTTGTGCAAATCATGGTCAAGGAAGAATTGCCGTGATATAATTTGCTTGTTGTCGTAGTTGTCAACAAGTCAAAGCCATTTACTCATGCATCTGGCCTCTTTATGAGGCACAACTACCGGATGCAGTAGTAAGTGGCTTTTTTGTTACTACGACTCTTTTAAACAAGGAGTTGTGATGAAAGTTAAGCCTATACCAGTTGATAGAGCAAAGGAATTATTTGAGTACAAAAGTGGTGTTTTGTATAGAAAAATAAAAATTAATTCTTTTGATGCTGGAACGCCAATAAAAAAAACAGGCAATTGTTCTTATTTAAATGTTCGCATTGATAAAGTTATGTATAAAGTACACAGAATAATTTGGGCAATGCACTATGGTGAGCCTGGTGAAAGTAGCATAGACCACATCAATGGAATAACAACTGACAACAGAATTGAAAATCTCAGGCTTGTAACTGTGATGGAAAATCAGCAGAACCAACGCAAGCCAAGAGTTGACAATAAATTAGGTCTTCTTGGTGTGTCTTGGAATAAGACAAGAAAAAAATATGTTGCTCAAATAAGAATCAATGGTGTAGTTAAGTTTTTGGGAGGGTATGAAGACCCAATGCAGGCACATCAAGCGTATTTGTTAGCAAAACGTAAGAATCACAGTGCTTGTACAATTTGACTGTTTCATGTACACTGTTTGTGTAACTTTCTCCGAGTTGCATCTCCTTGGTCACACGACGACCCTTGCGCCACTTCATATGTGGCGTTTTTTTCGCCTGTATGGGATAATGTATCTAAAGGAGTCTCGTATGGGCACTACAAATCAACCTAAGATGACTAAAGCAGGCCAAAAGAAGGTCGGCACTGTCTTGAGTGAGTTCAAAAAAGGCGAACTGCACTCTGGCAAAGGCGGTAAAGTCGTCAAGAGCCGTGACCAGGCAATTGCGATTGCTATGAGCGAAGCCGCCAAAAAGATGGGTCGCTACAAATGATTAAGCGTGGCAAAGAGTCGTTTTCTGACTACAACAAGCCAAAACGCACTCCAGATCACCCGACAAAAAGCCATGCTGTGCTGGCAAAGTCAGGCGATGAGGTAAAGTTGGTCAGGTTTGGTCAGCAAGGCGTAAAAGGTTCGCCTGATGGAACTAAACGAAATGAGGCGTTTAAGGCTCGTCATGCTGAAAACATTGCCAAGGGCAAGATGTCTGCCGCTTATTGGGCAAACAAAGTGAAGTGGTGAAATCATGGGCTTGCTCGGAAACATTTACAGCACTATTGACACACAGAAGCGTAAGCTGGCTGACTTGCTTGGCAATCCTGTTGAAAGTTTCCAGCAAGCAATTGGTAACGCTAACGACAAAGCCCGTGCGCTAAACGAGTTGACTGCTCAGGCGGCAATGGAAAAAGACCTGTACGGGCCTAAGAATCAGCAATTGGCTGGTTTACTTGCAGAAGCGTACAACCCGATTGGGATGATGGTTTACCACGGTAGTCCAGCCAAATTCAGCAAGTTTGACCCGACAAAGATCGGTTCTGGTGAGGGCGCACAGGCTTTTGGATATGGGCACTATGTTGCGCAGAGTCCTGCTGTTGCAAAAGAATATCAAACCAAATTAACTATTGGTGAAAATTATGTTGATGGAGAATTGCTTGATGCGTATAAGCCAAAACACCTTCTCGCATCTATTTTGAGTCAAGAATCTGGCAATGTTGCTAATGCAGCAGAGTCATTGACTGATATGGCATCATTTGGTGTATCAAAAAGCATTAAAGATTCTGCAAAGCAAGCATTGGGGCTTTTAGAAAAAGGTGAGCGTCCTCAATTGAAGTACGTTAAACCAGAAGGTGCTTTTTACGAAATAGACCTACCAGACGAGCAAATCGCAAAGATGCTTGACTGGGATAAGCCAATCAGCAAGCAAAAAGACGTAATGGCTGCATTGCGATCAGAGGCAGAGGCAAGAGTCAAAGCAAAGATGCTTCCTGAAATTAGGAATAAAATTGCATCCAAAATGCCGCCACAGCAACAAACTGGCGATTGGATGGCAGATTTGTTTGGAAACGGTGATGCAAACATAGCAATCAACAAGCAGATCGACGAGCAAGCTGCTCAAGAATTAAGCAAGATGGATTTGTCGGGTCTTGTCTCAAAAGAGATGGACTACATGAAGCCAGTTGATATGACTTGGGAAATGACTGGCAAACAGTTCTATGAACTCATGTCAAAAATGCAAGGTTCTCCAGAAAAGGCATCTGCAATTCTGAAAAATCAGGGTGTTCCTGGCATCCGTTATCTTGACCAAGGTAGCCGACCTCTTGGAGTTGAAGGACAAGGCACATCAAACTTTGTCGTATTCCCTGGTAACGAGGACTTGCTGACAATCCTAAAGCGTAACAATGAGCCTGTTGGGTTGCTTGCTCCGCAGCGGAGAAAATTTGAAACTTCTGTTTCTGATGCCTCAGAGATATTTGGTCAAGGCGCAAAACGGATTAAATACACTGATCCAAATAGCGGTGGAATGATTGATGTTTTGCAAAAGCCTGATGGTACAGCATCTGTTTTGGGACTTGAGGTTCCAGAAAATATGCGTGGACAAGGCATAGGACAAAGCCTTCAGTCTCAAGTGATGCAAGATTTCCCTGAAATGATGGGTCAAGTGTCATCCAAGGCAGCCGCAAAGACAGCTTATCGATTGGGACGACGTCCACCAAATCAACCTGATGCAACTCTTGAAGATGTATATAAAATAATGGATGAGTATTCGTCCGTTAACTTGGTTTCTCCTGATATGCAGAAAAGGATGATGAAGAGTCTGCTAGACTAAACCATCTTTGCCAACTGATGTAAAATGTTGGCTAACACTAACTTGAACAACCCGAAAGGGATTCAAAATGAATAAAGTACGCGAAGAAAATTCTGGGTTTGAGAACCAAAAGGGCAGAGGAAGGCCCAAGGGAGTGCCTAATCGGGCCACCACGGAGTTTCGTGATACTGTCAGGGCACTGCTAGAGGATAACCGCGAAAACGTGGCTATATGGCTTTCTCAGGTTGCAGAAGGCGACAAGATCAAAGAGATCAAGCCAGACCCGTATCGGGCTTTGGATATGCTGGCAAAGCTGGCTGAATACGCAGCACCAAAACTTTCCAGAACTGAGGTAACAGGTCAAGACGGTGGGCCTGTTGAGGTATCTGGCATTGCTATCAAGCTGGTTCGTCCAAATGGAGCTTGAGCTTGATTTCCCCGAAAAGCTAGATTTCCTGTTTGAACCGAGCCGATACAAGATTCTCTATGGAGGACGCGGCTCTGGTAAATCATGGGGTGTCGCAAGAGCTTTGATTGCCAAGGCTGTCCAAGAGCCTACGAGGGTGCTTTGTGCCCGTGAAATGCAGAACTCGATTGCTGATTCTGTGATTGCGCTGCTATCAGACCAGATTAAGGCTATGGGCCTTGATTCATTCTTTGATGTGCAGAGAACGGCAATCTACGGAAAAAACGGCTCTGAGTTCTCGTTTGCTGGCCTTAAACATAACGTCACATCTATCAAATCGTTTGAGGGTGTTGACATTTGCTGGATTGAAGAAGGTCAGGCGGTATCAAAATCCTCATGGGAGGTACTGATTCCAACAATCCGTAAGCCAGGCTCAGAAATATGGGTGACGTTTAACCCTGACTTGGATACTGATGAGACTTACAAGCGGTTTGTTGTAAGTCCTCCAGTAAATGCAATTGTTCGCAAGGTCAACTGGGATGACAACCCGTGGTTTCCAAATGTCCTAAAAGATGAGCTTGACCAGCTAAAGGCAAAAGACCCTGATTCTTATTTGAATGTCTGGGAAGGCCATACACGGCAAATGCTGGATGGCGCGGTGTACGCAAATGAATTGCGTAAGGCTCAAGAGCAAAACAGGGTCAGGGACTTTGTTATTGACAAATCCATTGCCGTGCAGACATTCTGGGATTTGGGTTGGGCTGATATGACCTCGATTTGGTTTGTCCAAGTCATCCCAGGCGGCGAGATCAGGGTCATTGATTTCTATCAGAACTGCCAAAAAACCATTGACCATTATGCTCAAGTCCTCCAGCAAAAGGATTATGTGTATAAGGATTGGTGGCTTCCACACGATGCTGAAAACAAGAATATGACTGGGAAATCGGTCAAGGATATTCTTGAGGCAATGGGAAAACCAGTGAGGATTACGCCAAAACTGTCAATTGCAGACGGTATCAATGCTGCCAGAACACTGTTAAACCGTGCGTTTATCCACGAGACAAACTGCGCTGACGG